GAGGTTTTTGCGGGCGGCGCCGGGGTCATACTGCGCACCGCCCCGCATCTGGGCAAATGACACACTGCACAGACAAACAAGTAAAAAGGTTAGTAGTTTTTTCATATCAGTAACCATCCTGATAAACAGTCGCACCAACCGCTTCAGAGGCTACCAAGCTAATGACCTTGGCCGCATCCAGCTCAGTTGAGATGTATCCCATTGGTGGGATAGGGATGGACGCATTGACAGTGGCACTGGCAGCCGCGCTGTCCAAACTGGCCCAAAGGGTGGTGGTTGTGGAGTGGTTGAATATGGCCAACGATTTACGATTGGCCAGGCTCGCCACATCAGCCGCAGCTGAGGTTACTGCTATCGCAGTAGTCGAGTTGGCAGTGGGTGGGGCAGCGGGGTCTACGGTAATCGAGCCGATGGTGATGGCAGAATCAATGACCATTTTACCATCGCCATTGACAGCGAATGGCCGCCACACACCTGCTGCGTTATCCCAGCCGTGGTTGGCCCCCTGAAAATTGAGTATCTGGCTGGAGTCCGGCCAACCAAACACCGTCATAGCCAGTGCAACGAACAAAAGAACGGTTAAGCGTTTATTCATAATATACCTCAATAGTTGGCGGGAGATTGCTGGAAAACCTGTATAGAGAAGGTGGCAGCGTCTACACCACCAAACATCAGGTCGGGGGTTCCGAAATAGAACATCTCGATGACTTCACCGGGAGCCAGTTGGCCTGCGGTGCCGGTAGCCAGGTAATTACCGTGGATACTCTGGAGGTAGGGGTCTGTGGCCGATGTCGAGGCGACGTTAGTTCCGCTCAGGGCGTATTCCTTGAAATGGATTTTGCCCGTGGTGCCTAGGTTTTGGATACGCAGTTTCAGAGGGCCCTGAAGGGTGCCGAGATAAGCCGAGGAGTACGTGCCAGTAGAGCTGGTATCGTTGGGGGTGACATGCTGCGTGGTGGAGAGGGAGCAGTAGGTGGAACGAACCAGATTGTCAAAGGTGTTCACGCGCAGTTCCTCGGTAGGAATCTGGCGCGGTGCGATAACACTTGAACCCTGAGCAAACACAGTCGAAACGATGAGGGCGAGAAGCAGAACGACAAAGAACTTTTTCATAAAACCTCCTGATTAAAGACCTGAAGTGAAAAGATTGATAGTAGCGGAAACGGGATTATCGAACGAAGGCCAACCTGCAAAGAGCATCTGAACGTCACTGACATAGAGTTGAAGTTTAACACGTGTGCCCGCAACTGCTTTAATAGAGCCGGCAAATCGGAGCATACCAACTTCGTTCTCGCCTTTTTCTCTACTGTCTACAGCCTGGAGACATCGGGCCTCACTCCAGCTTACACCTGCGTCGTTCGAGTAAACTACCCGTGAGGCGATAGTAACCGAAGTGGTCGCAACACCCGTCCAGCGAGGTCTGGTACAGCCATTGATCTCCACCATACTTGCCGAGGCAATTTGAATGGTTGAGGAACTGAGTTGTGTAAAACCAAAACTCTGGTCACTGGGCAATGTCAGGTCAAATTCTACGTCTGTCCATGTGTTCGGGGCTGCCAGAGTGATCGTAGCCACTCGGTGGTATGTGGCATAGGCGTTGTAAATGCCCCCAGCTGGGTTGAACGTGCCTGAGAATACGACGGAGGGGCTGGCATTGGAGCCGTCTCTATACATCAGGTTGTCGGTATTGATTGAGCTGGAGCCGATTAAATCTGTGACCTGCTGGAGGTTAGGGACTCCAGCCGGGGTGGTAGCTGTGGCTACAGCGGTAATGGTAGTGTTATTCATCGACAACCCATTAAGAGTGGTGGGCTGGAGGGCAGCGAGAGTAGAAATGGTAGCAGACGCAGCGGTAAGGTTGGTTACGGTAAGGTTGGTCTGAGCCAGGTCGGTGCCAAAGGGGTCGGTAGCGTCTGTCAGAATCTCTGCCAGTGAGTTTATTTCTACGTTATCTGCGGTGAAAACGGTGTTGCCGGCAGCGTCTTTGACAACAAATTTATAGAGACCCGAACCGTAGGCGATTGCTCTGCCGTCAGAGTCCAGAATCAGGGGTTGGGTGTAGGCAGAGGTCAGCGCCTTGTCGGCGTAAATAGCTTTGGGGTTGGTAGTGCCAGCCGCGTAGGTATAAACCTGACCGCCACTGATCGTTGTTTGTGACACGTCAGTCAGACCGCTGAGGAGGAAGGGGATGACGGCCCCATCGGCGTAGGCTGAGGCGGTGGCAAAAACCAGGGCGATTATCAGTAGCAGGGCTTTACGAAACATTTATCGACCTCGCTTTCGTTGGTCCTGAACGCTTTATTGAATTCAAACTGTGCTTTCTGCCCGAGCATGTTCAGTCGTTCTATTCCTATATTATACACGAAACCAAGTTCGACTGCGAGCGCATAATACAGGGCTGTAATCCACTGGTCTGGGAGGGTTGCCTGCTGGTTCAGGGTTGCCTCAGCCGGGTAGCGGATTTCGTAATAGTGCAGTGTTGCGTTACTTTGATTATTCATCGGCCAAAACTGTGCTGAAATACCAGAATGGGATTTCTGGATATTCGCGTGTGTGGGTAGATCGAAAATAGGGTTGGGTAGTTGACGGTTTACATAATCCAGTGCCGAGATTTTTTCAATCGGCGATAGTTGGCCCTGGTGAAGGACTCTCAAACCAATAATATCTTCGGTGGTGAGGGGGTCGAAAATAACCAGATTGTTGTGGGTGTAGTTGATATTGGCACTCCAGGTGAGTGGGGAAGCCACGGCAGGTGCAACTTGCCAGTAATTTTCGGCAAGTGCCCCGACACCCGGTTCATTCTCTGCTATGGAAACGTGGGGGTTGAAGCACTGGTAGTATATCCCATTGTGGAGAACGGTGTCGGGGGTGGGCAGGGGGCGGGTGGCTTCGACAATGTTCCACAGATGCACGTCTCTTACCGTGGCCCATTCCGTTAGGATTGAGTTGAGGATTCTAAGAGCAGTGTTCAAATCCTCCATAGAGAGTTTATCACCACGGCCCGCCAGTTGCGCCGCCATTTTCAAGATATCTTCGATAGCGTACATGGGTTACTCCTTATAGAGAAAAGGGGCAGCACTTGGCTGCCCCTTTCTGCGAGTTAGAGCTTAGTTGCGGCAGGCATCGGAGACAGCGTATTCAATGAACACAACGATCTTGGCCTGAACCAGTTTGGCATCAGAGGCGGTGATTCTGACAGTATCTTCAGCGGCCATTACTTGAGAAGCGGTCAGAGCGGCGATAGTCGCGGCGTTGGCGTTACCAAGAGCTGCGGCAGCAACCAGATCGAGGCTGGCAGTCGGGCAGTTCAGAGCGATCTTGGCGTTCGTGTCAGTGTTGATGGTCTTGGTAATCCAGCCAGCGCGGAGAGGAACCGCACCTTTGGGCAGTTTGAGAACATCCATGGTTGAGCCAGAGGCGAGATTTTCGACGGTGAAGTCGATTTCGCGTTCTGCATATACAACCTGGGTGCCGAGCCTCTGAGCTGCGGGAATAGTCAGGAAAGTAGTAGAGTTACCCATTGTTTAACGCTCCTTATGCGAGGTTGACAGTGCGGCCAGTGGCGCGAGAGTCGGCGACTATGACCTGAATTGAGCCGTAGTCGTTGCTGTTGAATACGGGTTTGGCAACTTTGGATGTCATTCTCCAGCAGTAGCCCTTGAATTCTTCGTAGTCTTCGTCTTCTTCGACGATGGAAGGTCTTTCGCCCCAGGCCCAGCACAGAGCCGATGCGCCCATGAGGGTGCACTTGGAGTATTTGACGTTGCCGCCCGAACCGCCGTTCGAGAATATCGGAACGTTTTCATGTTCGTGGATGACGACGCCATCCCAGATACCGAGCATACCGGTAAAGAGCGGGTTGTTTGAGCCACGTTCAGCAGCGTCTTTCTGGGCAGCCATGAAGATAGTGTCGTATTTAAGGTCTACGGCTACATCAGGGCTGACCAGGAGAACCAGATACTTCTTGCCATCGACCATGACGGGGCGCAGCGGGCTTTTGCCAGAACCACGCTGAGTGAGAGCAATGGCTTTGACCTTGGAGATAAGCTGCGGGGTCATTTTGTCTCCATCGGCCAGGTCACCGGTGATACTGGTGGCCTTGCCGCCGTACTGGATATTGGTCGGAGAAGCAACGAGGGCAGCCATACACTGCTTGTCGATTTCTTCTGCGCCCCAGACAGTCAGTGCGCTTTTGATTTCGGAAGGAATGTCACCTACGAAACGCTGGCGGGTCAGCTGACCATCATCCATGATTGCGTAGCGGAAGCGGTCGAGGGTCATTGAGAAGCTGTACATAGTCAGCTTGTCTTCTTTACCCTTAACAGTGGCGTTGCCAGTGATCGGTGCGCCTGTTACGCGGGTAATCAGGCCGAAGGTCATGGTTTCACCCTTCATTTTGGTGAAGTCGGTTTTCTCGAAAACGGGCATATCGCCGCTCGGCGAGAAAAACTTGGAGAAATAGGCAGCTTTCTTCTGTTCGAGGAACAGCTGTCTCTGGACAATGATAGGGGCAAGTGCGTGCCCGGTTGCAATCTGAGTTCTTGCCATAGTTTACAGCTCCTTGCTGAGTTCTTTCAGTTCTTCGAGGCTGAGTTTATCTATGTCAGCCTCAGACAGGTTATCAAGACGTTTGTTGGTTTTCGGGTTTGGAGGCTGCTGTGTGACCGGGCTTTTGGCCTGGCCGTACCTAGCCAGATTGTCAGCAATTTTCTTTGGTTCTGCTTTGGCTTCACCAAGTTTTGCCTTGAGAGCTTTAATCTCTCTCATCATTTCGGCCCGCTTCTGGAGCTGAAAGATGATTGACGGGTGCAGCACGGTCGGGTTGGCTTCAAAACCTGCTACCATATCCTGTGGTATGCCGTCAGCCTTCATAACTTCCACGATGTCTGTGCGGTCGGTGTCGAAAGTGGGTACCAGCCGGTGCAGAAGTTCTTCATTCTGGCGGGCAATTTCGCTCTGCATCTCTGCTTCGCGTTCGGCTTCGAGTTGCCTCTTATGCTCTGCCCGTTCGATAGCCTTCTTGACAGCTTCCTTCGGGTCACGGATGATCTCTTCATCGGTTGGTTCAACGTCTTCGGCCAGGGCTTTGGACTGGTACTCGCTGAGCTTTTTACGGAGCTGCCCAACTTCCTGGTTACGCTGCTTGATAAAGGATTCCTTGTCCCTCAGCTGCTTCTCATACTTCGCCATCCGTTCCTCGAACTCTTTCAACCGCTCATCAGCAGACTTTTCGGGTTGCTGCTGTTCAGTGGCCCGCTGCTCCGTTTCCGGTGTGGTAGGGGTTTCGCTGTTGAGCATCTGTTCGAGTTCTTCAGGCGAAGCGTTGTCAATAAGGACCATCTGTTCACTGTCCATAGTGTTCTCCTACGAGTATGGTTCTATATTCAATATAGCATTTGCTATAAAGTGCGTCAAGATTGTCGTGGCTGATTTTTTGACTGGGCCGCGATCATCGTTTTCTGGATTTCGGTATCATATTTCTTCTGTTCGGCGTCAGCCTGCTGCTGGTTAGATTCAGAGAGAATCTGCATGATGCGCTCTTTGTTCGGTATCGGGGCGAGTTCGATAAACAGCTGCGGTGGCAGAGGCACGCCTTTCTGAGCCAGTTCCATCATCATCTCGAAGTTCGCCAACTGAGCGGTGGGGCTCTGGCCGGTTTCACCAATGGTCACATCATACTTGGTCAGATCAGCATCCTGGAGGCGGGCCACGATCTGCTGGAACGTCTGCATATCCTGTGGGTCTACTTCCTGACCGCCTATATAAATCTTCTCGATTTTGGCCTGGTCAAAGAATATGCGGGCCAGACGGTCGGGTGTGTAAAGGGCTTGAATCCACAGGAGAATTTCGCGGCCAATCCGCTTTTTAACCTGACTCATATTGTCGAACAGATACTCGTTGCCCATGAGTGCCTGCTGGATGCGGTGGCTGATAGCGGTGCCCGATTGGTATTGGTTGCCCATACCGAGCATTTCCAGGTTCACATTGGAAGTTTCGCGGAAGCTCTGGAGCGAGTTCATTTCCAACTGAACGACGGCAGGGCTGACCTGACCGGACTCAACCTTGATTGGCGGCTGACTGAGGTCGGGAACCTCGACGATGAACCCGGCCTTTGAAACGGAGTTCTGAAATTTGTGTTTCTCCTGCTGAGTGCCGAAGGTGCCTTTGGCAGTTATCCAACCATTGTTAATCGAGGTATTGACGATATCAACTATCTGGCTGCGGCGTTTATTGATTTCCCGCTGTGGGTCTTTAAGGCGTTCGACCTTGCCCTCGAACCGGTTGCCACGCTTATACGCGTAGATGGGGAACTTTGAAAAGCTGGGGCCCGTGGAGTTCGGGGGCGTTGGGCGGTTTACAAACCCATCTTCGAGAACCAGGTCGCCTGCGAAGATAGTCCTTCTGATGCGGTGCATACGTCGGTCAGTGGTTCGGAGCAGAGTGGACATAGACTTCAGCTGGTTACGATACGGTTTGGGGACTGACAATTCATCGGTCATCCAGCCGGTCTGAACGTCGATAAAGTATTTAAGCCGGTAGTAGACCTTCTCTTCACATTCTACCATTCTGACTTCTTTGGTCTTGGTGTCTGCGAACATGCTATCGATCAGTGGGGTGTCCATATCCGAGAGGTCAGTCATGCCGAGAATATGGCGCTCGAACTTGCCGAACATATCGTTAATCTGTTCCTTGTATTCGGGGTACAGATTAATCATTCTATCCCTGGAGAGCCATGCCCAGCTGCACAGATATTCGCAATCCTCAAGGTCTTTACGGAGATGTGGGCCGAATACAGTCATATCCCAGGGGTTGTATCTGAGTTTTATCTGGCCGCGAATATCCGCATCAAAATCCGGGTAGAGTTCCAAGATACCTCGACCGGTGGTTACCATATCCTCGAACGCTTCAGTTTCTTCGGTGTCGCTGGAGGTCTGGCTGAGGATATTCTTGAGGGCGTAGGTTAAGACGTTGGCTATATCGGCGTCGGAGTTTTCGGTTGGGTAACAGCGGAGGTCAGTCCGGTTACGGCGGTAGAGGCCGGACAGAGATTCGACCATCGGGGCGACATGGTTGATGGTCAGACAGGCCCGGCTATCAGCTGCGAGTTTGGCAATGGCTTCATCAGTCCACTGCTTACCCTCTTTGAACATGACTGATTCCTGCCCCCGGTCGATTGATTCCCGGTCGGCTGTCAGGGCGTTCTCGAACTGCGTGATCTTGGTATGGATAAGCTCCGAATCAGTCAGGGGGTCGGGTTCCGGCAGTTCGGGGGTGGCGGGTGAAAGGGGCGCGACTGGGTGAATATGGGCTTCGGCTTCGAGGACTTCGACGCCGGGTAATTCGCCCTGAGCCTGGGGTTCAATCAGGCCGAGAGGGTGGGTGTGGCCTTTGGCTTTCCCACAGACCATCTGGCCTTGTTCATTCATATAGATTAAATGTTCGTGCTGTGAGTTGGGGGCTAGCCCCATCTTGGCTACGAAAAACTGCATACGTTTAAACCTCCAGCCAATTCAGTCGCTTGTACGATAATACTCTGCTGCGATGGTGCTTGTCAATATCTTCAGTCGGGGAATCAGCATCAGATGTGGCAAAAGCCTTGTCATCGGCCATCATAGTCAGCATCAGTGCATCACCTTTGTTTGGACTTGGCATGTTCCGGGCACGCATATCATTCTTCGATTCGATCTTGATCTTACCGTTATCCCTGACTTCATATTTGATCGAGCTGATCTCAGAGATGAGCTGCTGGTCAGGGCACTCAGCAAATGACAGCTTCGAGGTCTGGACACGTTCACGCAGCTTCCACCAGAGTTCGTCACGGAGAAGGTGGAACTTGCGGGGGTTGGAGGCAGCTCTGCTGACATTAGTCGGATAGACGTTGGCTATGGACTGGCGGTTGAGTTCATCAACAACACCGATACCCAGGCCCACAGAGTCAATGTATATGGCCTTGGGGTTCCAGTCGGCAGCTCGCATGGCTACCCATCTGGCAAGCTCGACGGTATCCACGTTCTTGAGTTCCTGAATTTCCATCAGTCGTGGGCCTTGTCGGACAAGGATAATCGAGGAGTCTTTCCCATGCCGGGCGACATCTACCCCGAATATCACCGGGTCTTTTTCGTTGGGGGTGAACTGGAGGTTGGCTGCATCCATACACCAGTCGTATGGGATAAGGCTTCCATCGTCCATTTCAGGCGGTTCGCCGAGGACTGATACACGGTATTGGCTGGAAGTTTCCCCATACTTTTCTTTCAGATAGGCGATCTGGTCGGGCGTGATGAGGTCAGATTCTTCAGCTGACCAGTGCAGGTTAATCCAGTAGGGGGATTCTTTCGGAGAGAAGTGGGTGTCGAACGCAAACCCCGAGCGGCGGGTGGGGTTCCACAGAAGGATAATAAAATTAACGGGGTCGGTGAGGGTAGTGTCGAGCGGTCGGAAAACGGCGTCGGGAATACCGGAGGCTTCGTCCATGACGAACATCATGTAGCGGGCGTGTTTACCCTGAAGCACTTCGGCTTGCTGATCTTCGGGCATGTGAGGACCAGCCGAGTTACAGGTGATGAACCAGTGCTTGCCATTGTCCGGGTCATTCTTCATTCGACAGCCGGTGGACATCAAGTCCAGCTCACCGGCTATCTTGCACTGTGGTTCGCCGTTGCGTCGCTTGGCTCTCCAGAGAGACATTTCGGCCATGAGGTTGGATTTGAGGTTGTCCATACTCGGGGCGAGCAGATAAGTTTTCGATTGATGGAAGCAGAAGAGGAACCAGTAATTGCAGAGGGCTTGCACACAGTCCTTGCCCGTTCCTTTGCCTGAGCGGATGCTGATTCCTCGCTTCTTTACGTAGTATTCATCTTCTGGGGTGAGGGGTTCATCCTCGTCGCGCTTCATCTTGGCCTTCACCAGCTTACCGAGTTCTACCAGGAAGGCTTTCTGCTGGTTCGAGGGGTTGAATCCGAATACGTCGATAACGAAGTCAAGAGGGTTGTGCTGCCAGTGCCGGATTTGCTGCCGAGCCTGTTCTACAGGGTCTTCAATCTTGGGGGTGAACTTCGGGCCTTTATAGGGGATTGACATCGGTTATATCCTCGGGTGGCAGGTCTTTCTTACGGGCGCGGGTGGCGGTAGCAATGACATTCACAATATTTATCTGAGTAGCAGAGCCAGTGGCTCCGAACATGGGGTTGGCTTTGTTGGTCAGCACTTTGAGCTTATCGACGAGAATCCCGAGAGCAGTGGCTTTGTGATTGAGGTTAGCGGCGGCCAGTGCTTCATCGGGCATCTGATTGATAGAGTTAATCAGGCGTTCAGCCCCCTGGAGGATTTTCTTAGCCAGATCATCAGTGCGTTTCTCCAGCTGTTCCATTGAGGTTGGGGCTGGTGGCAGTGGGTTGGGTTCCGTGGCTATACGGAGAGCCTGTGCTTCAGCCCTGGTTCGGAGGTCAGCTTCGTTAAATACTTCTTCCTCGATAAGAGATTCAGGCTTGATTCCTCTGAGCCGAAGTTCTCTCGTAACGGACTGATAGGCAACCCCCAGAGATGCGGCGATCTGGCGGCATGACTGACCGCTGGTTCGCAGCTCTATGGCTTTGGCAATCTGTTCTTCGGACATCCGGGGGCCAAGTTTTTTCTTTTCCATATCTCAATTATACCACACTTTTTGCCTCCGAAATATCGGAGGTGTTTAGAAATTTCATAAATTACATGTGCTTTTCACACATTGTTTAAATTTTACAAAAATTTTCATATAAGCTACGGGTGGTTCTGTATATATTATTCATCGCAGTTTCGAGCGACCCCTCTCCCCTCCCCATGTCATAAAGCTGGTCTTATCCTGGTCGATGACTGCTAACGCGCATGGGCGCACACATACGCATACACGCGCGCGCGGCTGTGCATCGATCAGTTATAAAAGCTAGTGTTG